AGCCATGACCGACCTCATGCTTCGCAACGAATCCGACCGAACTCGCCTGATCGGCTACCTGACTGCGCTCGATCTGTCCAAGCCCCGCAAGCTGACCATCGTCGAAATCCGCAGCAAGCGCAGCGATGCCCAGAACAAACTGCTGTGGATGTGGAACGGTCTCATCCAATCGCACCTGCGCGATTCATTCGGCCAGCTCGCCAGCTCAGAAGAATGGCACGAGATCCTTGTGTCGAAGCTGTGGCCTGCCGAGGTGCATCCGGTTCAATTACCAGACGGCACCCAATACCGCGTGGGCCGCGCCAAGACCCGCAAGTTCACCATCGCCGAGATGACCGAGTATCTGGAGCGCCTGGACGCGTACTGCGCCGAACACCTGCAGCTCTTGCTCCCTCATCCCGACGACCTGATGTACGCCATCTACGGCGAAAGGAGGGCCGCATGAGCCATCAACAATTGAGTATCGAAGTTGTTGGTTCGTTGCTGACCTACTGCAGTGATACCGGAATGTTTACTTGGAAGGAAAAGCCCGCAGTAGGTGTTTCTGTGGGCTCTCAGGCCGGAAGCATTTCGAGAACAGGCTACCGAAGGATCAGGATTCGCGGGAAGGGATACCAAGCCCACCGCTTAGCTTGGCTCCTTGTGAAAGGAGTTTGGCCTGAAGGCCATATAGACCACATCAATGGAGACAGAATGGACAACCGCATATCGAATTTGCGGCAGGTTACATGCCAGCAAAATGCGGAAAACAGAAGGTCGCCAAGCGCAAGCAATAAATCAGGTTACTTGGGCGTTTCGTGGTGCGCGACGGATAAAAAATGGAAAGCGCAAATCTTCTCTCGTGGTAAGTGCAAGTCATTGGGGCGCTTTGACAGCGCTGAAATTGCTCATCAAGCCTACCTGTCTGCGAAGCGCGCCATTCACGAGGGGTGCACGATATGAGCGGTCATAACCAATTCAAGCCGGGCGACCTGGCGCTTACCTTACGCGATCGCATGGGATGGCCACCGATGACGCAGGTAGAGCTTGATGTGTTCCATGCCGCTGGATCGGTCCTAGTCGAGGCAGAAACGGGTAGCCGTTTTCGCATTCGAGAATGTGCATGGCAGTGCCGCCTCACCGATGGCTCTGGTGAGGATAATCGGCTTTATCGTCCATCGGAATTGATGCCCCTGCGCGGTGACTTCACGCCTGAGCAGCAGAAGTCGCGGGAGGTGGTGGCATGAAAGCAGGTCACGAACTGCCAATCAACGCCACCGCCGCACGAGTTATGGCGCGTGGTGAGTCTTTCGATTACCGCCCATGCGAAACCACGGTTGACTCATCGCTTCCAATTGAGACCAGGCCGATTCCAGCCGACTACCGGATGAACCCAGATTTTGTGGATTTCACTGGCAAGCAGATAGGCCGCGTGAAAGTGATGGGCCTGGCCGCAGCCAAAAATGGGCGATGGGTTTGTAAGTGTCGCTGCGGGTCATACGTGCTTCGCCGTGCATCTGCTCTGCGTGGTGAGCGTGCTGGTTCTTCGCCATGCGATCAGTGCTACCTGCTGGCCGTGTCGAAGCGCAATGAGTTTCAGCGCCGCACCGGCATAGAGCGATTCACCGAGGAGTTTCTCGCATGAAGCGCACCCCACTGCAACGCAAGACCCCACTCAAATCTGGCGCCCCACGCCGCAAACGCTGCCCAGAGTGCCGAGCGATGTTCACGCCCTCCAGAAGCTCGCAGGCGGTGTGCGGTGAGATCGAGTGCGCCATCGCTCACGGGAAGTCGGAGAAAGGCCGGGCGAGCGCCAAGAAGGCCCTGGCGGATGTTGGCCGGCGTGACATCAAGGTGCGCAAGGATGCGCTCAAGACTCGGGCGGATCACGCCAAGGAAGCCCAGGCAGTCATAAACCGCTACGTCCGTCTGCGTGACGTACATCTGGGCTGCATCAGTTGCGACAAGCCGGCGACCTGGGGCGGCCAATGGCATTGCTCTCACTTCCGCAGCGTTGGGGCGGCACCTCACATCAGATACAACCTCTGGAACATGAATCGCGCCTGCTCCGTTTGCAATAACCACTTGAGCGGAAACATTGCCGGCTATAGGCCGAAGCTCATCGAAAAAATAGGTCAGAACAAGGTCGATTGGCTTGAAAGCAACCATTCGGTAGCTCGGCACGACATTCCATACCTGAAACGTATCAAGGCAGTTTTTACAAAAAAGTGCCGGCGCCTGGAGGCTCGAATCCAATGCAATGCTGCGTAGAAGAATGCGGTCGCTCGGTTATGTACAGAGGCCTGCAGCTCTGTCAGATGCACTACCACCGCAAGCGCCGCAATGGTGATTTCTCTTTGGTCCTTGAAAAGAAGCGGAAGAAGCTGGGTTATTCCAGGGTTTACCGGGTGACCATGCCTGGAAAGGGTTACCAGCGATTGTACGAGCCAGATCACCCGCTGAGAGATAGCCAGGGTTATGTGGCTGAGCATCGGGCCGTCATGTTCGCAAAATACGGAGACACGCTACCTGACTGCGAGCTGTGCGGAATCGATCTGTATTGGAAGACCTGCCACATCGATCACAAGGATCGCGATGTAAAGAACAACAGGGAGGACAACCTTAGGCCTCTTTGTGCGCGTTGCAATACATGGCGAGACTACCCAGAGCAATGCGAGCTTTCCAAAAACCACAAAATCACTATCGATGGGGTTTCTAAAACGCCACAGGAATGGAGTCGCGAGCCGGAGGTAAAAGTCTCTGGTAACACGATAATCCTTCGGAAGAAATCCGGCATGAGCGACTTCGATGCTGTGTTCGCGCCAAAAATCACACATAACGGCCGCAAGCCGTTGCCACCTCCTCGCAAAACCAATCACAAGCACGAGCGTAGCAATGCCGTAGCCATAACCATCGAGGGCGTGACCATGTCTGCTGCCGAGTGGTCCAGGACGGATGGGGCGGTGGTTACTGAAAATACCATCATCAGCAGGGTTCGATCTGGATGGGACCCAGTTGAGGCGCTTATCACTCCTGGACGGCAAAGGCCGATTGCCGACGAAGCCATCAAGGCCGAGTACCGGGCAAAGACCAGAGAACTGAAGAGGGCTGCAGCATGATCTATCGAGACGTTATTTCCGCAGTGATCCGTGCCTTGGCGTCCGAGACGATCAACAGCGCCGGCGGTTGCGACTACACGCCAAAGGTCCAGGCCAACAAGCTGAAGGGTGAGATCGTGGGCAAGGAGGCGGCCTTCCTCACTGATTGCTGGGTTTTTGGTCGGCTTCACTCTTGCCTCGCGCCGAAACACTGGATGGCCTTGAACGCCTGCTACTCGACGCACATGGCCTCAAAGGTGGGTGCCATTGGCCGGATCGTTTCGCATGTGTCGTCACCGGCGCCGCGGCTGTTCCTGACCAAGGCAGTTACAGCATGGGCCTACCCGCAGTTGGGCGGCGCCGAGCGCGCGCCCGCCGGAAAGGTGTCGCTCGATATTGATGATGATGCTCCCGCCTGGAGGAAGGCCGCGGTAGCCAAGGCGCAGAAGGCGATCAACGCCAAGCTGAGGCAGCGTCAGGAGGCCCCGTGCGAAGGGGTGATCATCTTGCCGGCCCATAACTACGACATGAACACCTGGGATCTGGACGGTACACCGGAGCGCACCCGGCGGGACTGGCGCCGGAAGATCTTCAAGGGCCTGGATAAGCTGGTCAATGAGGCTCTTCTCGAAGCTGGCGAGATCCTGACCAAGGAGGGCGTCTTCTTCGATGACCAGGATGCCGCATGAGGGCCTTGACAGGGCCTGCCGGTTCGCCGATTATATGCCCATCCTGTCGTACTTGCGCATGTAGGTGATGCAAGCGACAAACAAACCCGGCCACCGCGCCGGGTTTTTTATTGCTCAAAATTCACTGCAGCCAGGGCAGCCCTCGGGAGGCCTGGACGCTGATAAGCCGGTAGTGCAGCGCTACGGAAAAACACCGGCAGCCCACGCGCCCTGACCTAACACGCTTTCAGGGTGGCGCGAGACCGAAACAGCGAGATCGATGCACTTGGGTGTCGACGCCGTGATGGTCTTTGGCTGGCAGCGTGGGAAGACACGCTCACCTATTCAGGGCCTCGACATTGATCGGGGCCTTCTTGTTTTCGGTCCCGCCACACCCTTCGCTCTGAGCTGGGAGTGCCGCCGGGGCTGATCTATTCGCCGCTGCTCCCCAGCGTTTGGCCGCCACCTGACGGCCTTTTTTATTCTCCTACTCCCAGAAGGGAGGACTTCGGATTGAAAATCATGCCCGAAAAAGACCCTTCCTTCTGGGCGATGGTTCTGAATGCCCTCCGCGACAACGGGCTGGCCATGGTCCTGACGTTCCTCCTGATCTGGTTGCGGATTCAGTACGACGGCAAAGAGACCAAGCCTGTCCGCCAAATCATCGAGTCTGTCCTTGGGGCTTTGATCGTGATGGTGGTCGGTCTGACTGTGCAGAAGTTCGGGTTGAGCAGCGGGTGGGCATTCTTCGCCGCCGGCTTCGTCGGCATTCTAGGCGTTGATCAGGTTCGCCAACTCGGCAAGCGCTGGTCTGAGCGCAAGGCAGATGAGATATGAAGCTGATCGAGAATGTCGCCGCTTGTCACAAGCTCTGGTCGGTACGCCTGGCCCTAGCCGGAGCAGTGCTGAACGCAGGCGCTATCGGCTGGACGGTGTTCCAGGGCGCAGTGAACCCGCTGATCTACGCAGCCATCAACATGGCTCTCGGGGTCGGCGTTGCTGTTGTCCGTGTATTGTCACAGCCGCAGTCAGCCATTGTCAGCGACAACAAGTCTCCGGATGACCCGGCAAGTTAGGCGCGCCACGATTTGGCGCATTCGAAAACGTGGCGCGAGATAGAGCATGGAAAAGGTTTATGAGGTTTCGGTCGATGTCGGCAATGTTGAATCCGTGAAAGGCGTTCGCGCTTATGTCGAATGCGGCGTGCTGCATATCGAAGACGCCGACGGCCAGAATGTCGCCATTTTCGCCAAGTTCGATTACCTGATTGCCAAGCCGCAAGCCAAAGACGAGTAAAGGCCATGAGCACTACAGCCATCACTTGCAAGCTGACCATGCGCTGGTGGCTCCGAGTGTATCTGGAGTGCGTAGTGCTCACCTCTCTGCTGACTGGCCTGGAGCCTGACTGGGATAAGGTCGGTTACTGGATCGGCCGAGGCATGAAGATAACCCCTTGTAACAAGTGAGATCAGCATGACCGATAAGCAACCAACCGACTGGGAGCGCATCGAGCAGCTCTACAGGGCTGGCGTGCTGTCCCTGCGTGAAATCGCCATTGCATGCCCCGGCCCAAACCATGTTGCTATCGCCCGGCGCGCTAAGAAGCTTGGATGGGTTCAGGACCTGTCCGCAAAGATCAAAGCGAAGGCGAACGACCTTGTAACAAGGCAGGCTGTAACAGCAGATGTAACAGCGGAACGCGCTGTTTCAGATAAAGCCGTAATCGAGATCAATGCCCAGGCCATTGCAAGCATCAGGATGGCGCACCGAGGCGACATTGCTCGTGGGCGCCGACTCACCAACAAGCTGCTGGACGAGCTTGAAGGCCTGACCGACAACCGCGAACTGTTCGATCAGTTGGGCGAGCTCATGCGCGACCCTGATGATAACGGGTTCGACAAGCGCAACGATCTATACGGCAAGGTGATCAGCCTGCCTGGCCGCTCCAAGACGATGAAGGAGATGGCCGACACCCTGAAGACGCTCGTTTCTCTTGAGCGGCAAGCATTCAATCTTGATGAGGCTGAAGGAGACAGGCCGCCAGGTAGCGATACAGGCCAGGCGCCGGTCGACTCATCGCTCATCGCCGCGCTGGTAGACAAACTGGTTGACTGATGGCTATCAAACCGATCGAGTGGGACGCGCTGAGCCACGCTGAGCGCTCCGCCTTGGTCGCGGCGGGCGAGCATAGCCCGCTGGCCTTCACCAGTCTGTGGTTTAACATCACCCAGGGCGACAGCTTCAGAACGAACTGGCACCACCACTACTTCGACTACGCCGCCCGTAAGATGCTTGCCGGTGACGCGCAGAACATCGTCGTGAACATCCCGCCAGGGGGCACCAAGACCGAGTTCTGGTCTGTTCACCTGCCTGTCTACACGATGGTCAAGCACCGCCGGGTGCGAATTCTCAACACCAGCTACTCCAAGAGCCTGGTCGATGAGAACAGTGAGCGCAGCCGCGCCCTGGTCAAGTCTGCTGAGTTCCGCGAGTTCTACCCCTTCGATATCGAGAAGGACAAGGTAGACGACTGGACGCTCGCCAAAGACGGTAAGCGCGTACACCAACTGTTCAGCCGATCCAGTGGCGGACAGATCACCGGTGTCCGTGGCGGCTACATGGGTGACGAGTACAGCGGACACATCCAGGCGGATGACTGGGACAAGATCGACGATCTGTTCAGTGAGGCGAAGCGCCGCAAGTCGCACACGCGCCTGGTGAACACCCTGCGCAGTCGGAAGGCGCACAGCGGCACGCCGTTCGTTGCCATCCAGCAGCGCGGCCACATCGATGACTCGACCGCGTTCCTGCTGTCGGGTGGCATGGGCCTGAAGATCGATCTGCACATCAAGATCCCGGCCCTGGTCAATCAGGAATACATCGACTCACTGCCTGACGGCATCCGCGAGCGCTGCATCAAGAGCGTGTGCGGGTCCGAGCAGGTAGACGGCTATTGGTCGTACTGGCCGGCCAAGGAAAACGTTCACGACCTGATCGCGCTCCGCACGGCTCACCCGTACACCTTCAGCAGCCAGTACATGCAGGACCCTGACACGCTCGACGGCGGGATCTTCTCGGCGGATGACTTCCAGTACTACGGCGACGTGGATGCTGGTGCTGATCTGCCGGTACCGGACAAGTTCGACTACCGCTTCATCACTGCGGATACCGCCCAGAAGACCAACACCTGGAACGACTGGACGGTGTTCGCGGAGTGGGGCGTGTTCGAGGGGCGCATCTACCGAGTCGGCATGAAGCGTGGCCGGATGGACGCCAAGACGTTGCGCCGCGAGTTCGAGGCGTTCGTCAAAGGTGCATGGGCCAAGAACGGGAAGGCCAACGGCATCCTGCGGCGGGTCTACGTCGAGGACAAATCAAGCGGTACCGGCCTGATCCAGGAGATGGAAAAGCGCCTGCCGCTCAAGGTGACGCCAGTGCCTCGGGACCGCGACAAACTGACCCGCGCCCTGGACGTGCAAGGCTTCCACGCTGCCAAGCTGGTCTGTCTGCCATACGACGACAGCCAAAACTACGAGTTCGTGTGTGAGGTAGCATCCTTCACCGCCGACGACAGCCACAAGTACGACGACCAGACAGACGTGATGATCGACGCCTTGTCCGAGGTTTACATCAAGGGCAAGCGTTCAATCCGCGACCTCCTATAACCAAATTGGTGACCCCATGAGCAAGAAGGGCCAAGCGCCAGCAACCAAAAAGCTGGGCAAGGCCCTCACTCGGGCCTTGGTTGAATACAAGGCCGGCACGAAACAGACCGCCGATGGACTGGTGAACGTCGTGTCCGGCCTGGGCACCGAAAAGGCTAAGCGGTCGCACAACCAGTTCGAATACGGGTTCCTGAACAACTTCCAGCAGTTGGACGCGGCCTACCAAACCAGTTGGCTTGCCCGGGCGATCGTGGACTACCCAGCCGAGGACATGACCCGCGAATGGCGCACCCTCAAGTGCGACGACGCGGACGTGATCCGGGCCGAGGAAGACCGCTTGAACCTGCCTGCAATGGTCAGCGAGGCAACAAGCTGGGCGCGCCTATACGGTGGCGCTGGCATCCTCATGCTGACCAATCAGGACCTGACCAAGCCGCTCAAGCCGGAGAAGATCAAGAAGGGCGACCTGTACCGCCTGCTGGTCATCGACCGCTTCGACATGACGGCGATGAACATGAACCAGTCGAACATCCTGGCCGCGAACTACTTGCAGCCGGAGTTCTACACTATCTCGGCCGGCGCCCAGCAGATCCACTGGACGCACTTCGCCCGGTTTGCTGGCGCCAAGCTGCCACGGCGCCAGCGCGCACAGACGCAGGGCTGGGGTGACTCAGAGCTGCGCAAGTGCCTCGACGACGTGATGGACATCGTAGCCAGCAAGGACGGAATTGCCGAGCTGATGCAGGAAGCGAACGTCGACATCATCCAGCGCAACGGGCTATCGGATGAGTTGGCCAGTGACCAGGACGACGCCATCACGGCGCGCTACGCCCTGTTCAGCATGATGAAGTCGTCGATCAACCTGGCGCTGCTGGACGGTGAAGAGACCTACGACCGCAAGACCCTGGACCTGTCCGGGGTGGCGCCGGTGCTCGACACGCTCATGACCTGGATCAGCGGCGCGGCGGACATTCCGCTCACCCGGCTGTTCGGCACGTCCGCCAAAGGCCTCAACGCCACCGGCGAAGGGGACATGGACAACTACTTCAACTCGCTGTCCTCGAAGCGCCTGACCCAGATTGACCCAGGCCTTCGGCAGCTTGATGAGGTGATGGTGCGTTCCGCTACCGGGCAGTGGCTCGAAGACTTCAACTACGTATGGAACCCATTCCAGCAGCCTGACGCGGTGCAAATCGCCACGGCGAACAAGGCCAAGGCCGAGACCGACATCCTGTACAAGGACGCCGCCATCGTCACCACAAGCCAGATCCAGCGCCGCCTGCAGGCCGAAGAGCTCTACCAGTTCGACGACGAGAAGATCGAAGCGCTGGAGGCCGATGAGGACCTGACCATGTTCAACGACCTGCCGACAGGTAATGACGATGAGTAAGCGCAAGCCAATGATTTTCCGCGCTGTTCGGGTGTGGCCGGTCTTTCTGTGGGTTACATGTCACAACTGCGGAGACGAGTTCCGTCGCGAGCCTGGATGGCTAACAACTACGGATCGACTTCCTAGAGCCAGGTTTTACTTTTGCTCCGGCTGTGCCGACAGTCGTGATGCGGCGTTGAGCCTGGCGCCAATTCGGCGCTTAGAGCGCCCCATGCCCGCACCCATCTGCTACCCGCCAGAGAAGCCATGACCAATGGACATGATCGGCATCCAGTACAACGCCAAGCTGCAGCGGCTGGTGAAGCAGGTCAAGGCGTCGATCAGCAAGGAGATCATGCCGCTGGTTCGCCAGTTGGCGCCGGAGTACACGCAGGACGCAGTGGTCACGACTGATGCCTGGTCTGACCTCATCAGCAACGCAATGTCGTTCCTGTTCAGCAAGTGGCAAAACGAAAGGGTCAGCGCTGGCGCGAGCAGGATAGCCGGTGAGTTCGTCCAGTCGTCGCTGAAGAAGTCTGAGCGAGACCTGAAGAAGTCGGCCGGGATCGATGTGTTCAGCGGCAACAGCGTGCTGCAGGACTACCTGAAGGCATCCGCCCAGCAGAACGCCCAGCTCATCAAGTCTATCCCCGCCAAGTACCTGGAAGAGGTGCAGACGCTAGTGATGGCGAACATGCGCTCCGGTATGCGGCCAGGCTACATCGAGAAGGCGCTGCAGGAGCAGTTCGGCGTGACCCAGCGCCGCGCCAAGATGATTGCCCGCGACCAGACATCGAAGATCAATGGCGAGCTGGCCGAGAAGCAGCAGAAGGGCGCCGGCTTCGAGTACTTCCAGTGGATCGACTCCGACGACCAGCGCGTCCGGCACCGTCATCACGAGATCGCCAACAAGGTCACCGCCTACGGGAAAGGGATCTACCGCTGGGACGACCTGCCGCTGAGCGACAAGGGCGTTCCGATCAAGCCGGGCTCTGACTATTCCTGCCGTTGCATCGCGCGCCCAGTGAGCGCTCGCGAGGTCAAGGCCAACCAAGACGCAGGCCGCACAGCGCCGGGCGTCTACCGCTAATTCATCCAATCCGCGAGGCCGCAACATGAAGTGCACGGTTTTCGACCGGGCTGGGTATCGCATCACCCAGCGAGAGTACACCGACGAGGGGTTCCTCAAGGTTCCGGGCCGGGTTGCCCGCACGGGGATTCAGGAATACCTGGCCCGCGAGCTTGGCCTCGACGGCGACCCGATGCGGGTTGTCCGCGTGTACCGGCCAGAGGATGAGGTGTTCAACGACGCATCGCTCGGCACCTACGACGCTTCGGACGTTACGAACAACCACCCGCACTCCTTGGTCACCGCCGCCACCTACAAGGGTGTCGCCGTCGGCGTAGTGCGCGGCCCGGGGCGCCGTGATGGCGACTTCGTGATCTGTGACCTGATCGTCAAAGACCAGAAGACCATCGACGAGATCATTGGCGGCAAGTGCGAACTGTCTGCTGGCTACACCGCTATCTACGACGAAACCCCAGGGGTGACCGAAGACGGCCAGGCATACGACTACATCCAGCGCGATATCAAGATCAACCACGTCGCGATCGTAGAAAGAGCAAGGGCGGGCGCCAATGCTCGCGTTTTTGACCACAACCCAGGAGGCAACACAATGCCTGTATTTATCACCACCGATAGCGGGCGCAGCGTTGATGTTGCTGATCCTGCGAACGCCCAAGTGGTCGCCGACTCGTTCGACCGATTGCTGAAGCGCGCCAATGATGCGGAATCCAAGGCTGATAAGGCCCAGGCAACCGCTGACAAGGCAGCCGAAGATCTGGCCGAGGCCCGCAAGGCTTCGAGCGACGAGGCGATCAATGCTCGCGTCGTCCTGATCGGCAGCACCCAGGCCCAGGCCCGCAAGATCGCCGGCGACTCGTTCACCTGCGACAGCCTCGACGTGATCGAGATCAAGCGCGC